GTTTAATTCTGGTGTGATGTTTTACTTTAGGACATACGGAACGGATGTCATGCATTTACAGACTGGAACGGTTCACTACATTGGGTTTGACGAGGAGTTACCATCTGAGCTTTATGACGAATTAAACATGAGATTGGCTGCGACTCACGGATACATGTCGGGTGTTTTTACAGCAACGATAGGTCAGCAATTTTGGTATGAGGCATTTGAGAAGCAAGGCAAGAAGGACGAGAGATTTGTAGATGCGTGGAAGAAGCAGGTATCTATGTTTGATTGCATGTATTACGAAGACGGCAGTTCTTCGCACTTTACAAAGGAGCGGATTGCGGAGATTATTTCAAGTTGTAAGAATGAGCAAGAGGTACAAAGACGAGTATATGGTAAATTTATTAAGTCAGAGAATTTTCTATATAATGGTTTTGATAGAAAGTCTAACATAGGTACTTTTGGTTTTGGGGAGATTCCAAAAAACTGGCTAATATTTTGTGGTATAGACGTAGGTTCAGGGCACACGACAAAAGAGACACATCCTTCTGCAATTGTGTTTGTAGCAGTAGATCCAACATTTGTGAAAGCGAGAATATTTAGAGTGTGGAGAGGGGACAATCAAGCAACAACTGCGGGGGATGTTTTTAAGAAATATCAGGAGATGAGTGTAGATTTAAAGATAACATCAGTAAGCTATGACTATGCATCTGCGGATTTCTATTTGATAGCAACATCTAACAATGTGGCAATGAATAGGGCTATTAAGGATAAGGATGTAGGGATAGAGCAAATAAACACTGGGTTTAGATATGGTCTTTTGGCAATAGATGAGACAGAGGATTCGGAGATAGAGAAGTTAATATTTGAGATTCAGTCGATACCTAAGGATGGGAAGATAAGAATGGGTATGAAGGATGATCTAGTATCTGCTTTGAGATACTGTTTGATGCAGATACCTTTTAATTGGACGCAAATAATGCAGCATAAAAAAGTTGTAGTTGCGGAGAAAAAAGAAGAAAATAAAACCAATGACCGAAGAAAGTATTATGAGATTTCACAATCTCACGATGTTTTTTTGGAGAATATAGAAAGAGAGTTAAAAGAATGGCAAAGTCTGTATTAGGAACAATTGATAGAATAGCTGAGATGTGTTTACGAAGAGGTATTTCTGAGTTTGAGTATGATGGAAAGATTGGGCATATTGTATTAAAGTTTGACAGCGAACGCTGTAAAGATACAGTAATACCTAAAAAGGAAAATAATCAAGAAATATCTTTGGAAACAGCGCATCTAATAAAAGAATTAAAGAGAGAACTTGAGATTGAGAATGATTTATTGACAGACCCAGCAGGATATGAAGAACGACTATCTCTAGAGGAGTAATATGACAGAAGAGAAACTTTTATCAAAACTAAATAATCTATATGATGATGCGGTAGATGCAGACTCTGTCCTTTGGGCAGAGCAGCGATCGTATGTTCTTTTGGTATCTGGGGATCACTATAACAAGAAAGTGACAAGGATTTCAGATCGTTTAAGGGGTATAAAAGAGGCTGAGGAAGAAGTCAATAAGATTAGGATAACAAAAAACCACATTGGAAAAATTGCAAAGCTTTATGTTAACAATATTGTATCTATGGCTCCAGGTGCGATGGCTGTGGCATCCAATGATAAGGAATTGAAGGATCAAAAGTCAGCAGAGATGCACCAATCTGTTTTGGCATATCAGAAGGACAAGCATAAATTAAAGGACAAGATTCAGAAATACGCATCGGATTTTGTGACAATTGGTGAAGTCACTGTAAAGATATCTTGGGATTGGGAGAAGGGATATTTTAAGCGTCAAGAGCCTATTTTAGATGAGATGGGAGAGGAGACGGGGACTAATGATGTATGGAGTGGAGATTTAGTTTTCGAGAGAATTTATGGATTTGACAGATTTCGTCCAGCAGAGTGTAAGAACATAGATGATGCTCCTTGGGAAGGCATTCGTAAGATGATGTCTATAAAGGAGTTAAAACGTCTTGTAAAGGATGATGAGAATAAAAGCAAGAAGATTGTTGAGTCAACAGAGGAGACATATACTGTTTTTGATTCAAATTCAAGTTCATATAAGAAGAAAAGGGGTCAAGTTTTAGTAAGAGAGATCTATTATAAGCCATCTTTTGAGTATCCGAAGGGTTATTTTTACATATTTACTGAGGATGTCGTCCTTTTTGAAGGAGAGCTCCCTTTTGGTATATGGCCGTTAGCTAGTGCTATTTTTGACGAGATACAAACAACTCCTCGGGGAAGAAGTCCAATTAAGCAATGGAGACCATTTCAAGTAGAGTTAAACAGGGCCTCGAGCAAAATTGCAGAGCATCAGATCACTTTAGGGGATGATAAACTGATCATCAACCAAGGGTCGAAGCTACAGCCAGCAGGAACAGCTCCAGGTATTAGGGCATACTCTGCAGCAGGGGCATCTCCTATGGTCATTTCTGGGCGCACAGGAGACCAATATAGACCATATGTAGGGGATACTATAAATGAGTTGTACCAAGTAGCTATGCTTCAAGAGGAATTAGAGGATAAGCAGGTTGGTCAAGTAGACCCCTATTCTCTTCTTTTGCAGTCGGCAAAGTGGAAGAAAAGATTCTCACTATCAGTTGGAAAGTTTGAGCAGTTTGTTGTGGATTTATACAAATTAATTTTGGAAACAACACGAGCGTACATTGAGGAAGACGAGCTTATTCAGGCGATAGGATCTACAGAGCGTGTTAATATTTCAGAGTTTAAGAATGCAGACCCTCTTTGTTATCAAATAAAAGTAGAGGCACAAGTTGAGGACATTGAGTCAAGATTAGGAAAGAAACTTTCCATTGATAGATATGTTCAATATGCAGGAACTAACTTATCAAAAGAAGACATTGGGAAATTCATCAGACTTGATCCTTATTTGAACAAGGAACAACTCATGAATGATTTTACCATGGACTATGACAATGCAAACAATCTTATTTTGGCAATTGATCGAGGGGAGCAGCCAGAACTTAATCAATATGACGACGCTGATTATATGTTAAAAAGATTAGTATCTAGGAAGAGACAAGCAGATTTTAAATATCTTTCTCCTCAGGCAATGCAAATATATGACATTACAATTCAGCAATATGAGCAAATAAAAGCGCAGCAAATGCATATGGATCTCATGAAGAATTCTGAAATAATTCCAGCTCAGGGAATGTTGATTACATGTGATTTTTACGTACCAAACCAAAAAGATCCAAGCAAACAGAATCGAGTAAGAATTCCAAGTGATTCAGTTAAGTGGTTATTAGACAGATTAGAGAATCAAGGTCAGACACAGCAACAATTGCAAATGCAACAAGATCAAACTGTTGCGGATATAGTAGGTCAAATGAAGAATCAGTTAGGTCCAGCAAGACCTGGCATTCCACAACAAATGCCATTAGGACAAATGGTATAGGAAGGAGTTTTTAGTGGGTGATACGAACACAGAACAGACGCAAGGACAAGAAGAGGGAACGAGTCAAGAGATCCAAACCCAAGAAGGAACGCAAGAAGAAAGTTCAGGAGCAGGAGAACAAACAGGAGGAGAAGAAAGCTCAAGTGTGGAAACGGATGATTCAGCTAATGAGTACTCTCCAAACTACAAATTCAAAGTGATGGATGCTGAACATGAGTTTGACGAATGGGTAAGGCAATCGATAAAAGATGTAGGCACAGAAAAAAAAGCAAGAGAGCTTTATGAAAAGGCGTATGGTCTTGATCATTTAAAACCAAAACACGAGAAGTTAAAAGCAGATCATTCTAATTTGAATGATACTTGGACTAATGTAAAAACAGATTTAGAAAAAGTAGGTCATTTTTTAAAAGAAAAAGACTTAGGAGCATTTTTCAATTCATTTCAATTGACAGATGAAGATGTTTTAAAATACGCTTTAGATAGAGTCTCATATTATGAATTGCCTCCAGAAAAGAGACAGCAATTAGATATGCAGAATCAAAAAAACTTGGAGCTTTATAGTTTAAGGCAGAAAGTTGCTCAGTTAGAAGGTTGGAGAAATCAAACAAGCACAAATCAGCTTGACCAACAACTAACTCAAGTAACAAACAGTCCAAATTATACTTCAATAGCACAGCAGTTTGAGGCAAGGGTTGGACAACCTGGAGCTTTCAAAAAGGCTGTTGCTCAACATGCACTCATGCAGTTTCAAATGACAGGTAAGGATTTAGAACCGCATGAGGCCGTAGATTCCTTTATTAAAATTTTTGGTATGGCTCAAACCTCTAGCCAGGGGAACGGACAGCAAATGACAGGCAAGTCACCTGTACATACTTCCGAAAGAGCAGCAACTTTTCCAAAGATTTCAGGGAATGGTACTTCTGTAGTAAAAAAGAAGTACACCTCAATAGATGCAATCAAAAAAAGGTACAATGAATTAGCAAATTCATAATTAAAAGGAGAAACATATATGCCTACTACAAGATCTTTTAGCGCAATGCTAAATGAATATTTACCAAACGAACTTTTAGCTGAAGAATTTATTAAGCGAGATTGGTTTTTACAAAATGTACAAAGAGATGAAGCTTGGTTAGGTGGAGATACCATTGTTCCTTTTGAGGGAGCACAAGCATCTTCTGTTAAATTTGGAGGTCTTACTGACGAGAGTGATATTTCAGAATATCAATATGTTCGCGGTAAGCTTGCTGGTTATAAAGAGGTTTGGGGATCGTTAATTTTTAACGAAACAGATATCATGCAACATGGTGTGGTTAACGAGCAGAATTTTTTAAAGATGCTTCCTGGCCAAGTGGATAAGTTCGTTGAATATATGAAAATGGCTGTATCCATAAATCTTTTG